GTTAGCGGTCCCAGCAATCTCACCAATGCGTGTCAGCGCGTAACTGGCAACCGTGTCAGATATTGTCTCATCAAGCCTGTATAAGCTCTCACCATTGACAAAGTATGGCTTCCCAGCCATCTCATAAGCGCCACGGTTCTGCTCGTCAATCTGTCCTGATGTGGCAACCTGCTCGATACCGTCAGTGCCAAACAAAGATTCTTGAGATAAGCCAACACCCTGCACCACGTTTGGATACCAATTAGTACACTCCTGCGCTGATATAGGCAGGGAGTCACTAACGTAAAATCCGTTAGCTATAGGCAGTTGGGTCACTGGCATTAAAGCGCACCAAGAATAGCGTTTTTAACAATTAGGTTGTCTGTGGTGGATTCGTTTCTAACAAATATCTCAATGGTATCGTTAGCAGCCAAGCTAACATTCACGAACGTTGCTAAGGCTCTGGGCAACCCTGCGGAAATAGTGTCGCTCATTCGTGTCTCAGGTATCACTGCGCCATTCTTGGCAATATATAATGATACTAAGTGATTTGAACCGCTAACCGTATCTACAGTCACCAATGCGTTTATGACATGAAGGGCAGTGTCACCAATGTGCGTCAGCTTGCCAGTTGTGTCACCCGTATAGCCAGAGACATCACCAACAACAAACGTACCCGCAGCCTTTACAGCGGTAGCCGTACTACTGATCACGGTTGCGGTAGAGTTTCCCTGCATAGTGATTGTTGCGTATTCACTGGCTTCTTCTGAATTGATTGTCAGATAGTTATCAGTTGAAGTTATGGAAATACCAGCGCCAGCAACAAGACTAGCGATTACCGGCTGGTCGGCAAGCACGTTTAAGAACAGTGGTGTACCAACAACGTCAGCGCTAAAGTTATGTGACAACTCAACACCATTGCTTGGAGATAGTTCAGCCTTCACGCCAGACCCATTCTCTATGACCCTGATCTTATTTACCGAGCCATCAACGTCCAATATCGGTGTAGCGACACCCGGACCCTCAGACACAATACTACCTGTGACACCAAGTCCAGAGACAAAGTTGTCATAAGAAATCTTGTAATTTGTCCCATTTACAAAGTAATCAACATAGCTACCAGCATCAACAGACGTTTTCGCAACGAAATTACTTTTCTTCCTACCGTTAGCTCTATCAACCATTAGTATTGTTCTCCAAGCCAATCGCGCCTGTGGTTTCGGCAAGAATGTCTTGCTCTGTTTCTGGGTAGAATGCCCCACTGATGCCCCACTGCTGATCTTCGTTTCCTGATCCTATGGGTAGTGTGGATGGCAGCGCTGTCTTACCAATGCGCTGACCGAGAAGTTTCATAGTCTGCAATCCCTGCTGCGCGGCAACCACCAGCCCTTGACTGATAACACCACCGTAATCGGGAGAGACTTCAATCGCCATGTTAGCGATTAGACCGCGTAAAGCGCCGGCTGGGATCGTAACCTCATCAGCCAAATTCTCTACTTCGGTATAGCCTAAGCTGACACCCTGAGCGTCTAGCTGAGACATGTAATTATTCATGGCAAAAATAAAATCCTGATACTCATCTGGTTCTAATGAACTCTCAGATGCCTGTACCAAGATCCTTTGTAGTGATGCCTTTGCAACCTGCGCTACTGTAGCCATTATTCGTATGTCGCCTTTGATTTAGTGCCTTTGCACTTCCAGCGCTTACGGCTAAGTCTCAGTGGAGAGTTCGGGTCTTTGGCTGCTTTGGGAAAATCTCTCATCTGACCAGCAGATCGAGCGCAATATGCGTCACCCTTACTTGTCCCCGGCTTTACCCGTGGACCGCCACCCTTTGCCTTTCCAGCCTGACCATAACTTACCTTCTTGCCAGAAGCTGTGACCTTAACCTTTGCCTTACCTTTCGATGGTTTCGCCATAGTAAAGTTCAAGGGGGCCGAAGCCCCCTATCCCTAACTTAGTTATACACCAAAGCCCTGACCCGCGAATAGCGGATTGAACGTGGCGTATGCAGGAAGTAAGTCGAAACGTACTTTCTGAGTATTGGCATCACCGTCAGCGTACTTGGTAACACGGATTGACATACCATCGCTGGTAGTGGCAATTGTGTCAGTAGCGTACAGTTTAGGCAGCTTAACAGTACCAAGACCAAATGCCTGCTTAGTGTAGAACAGGTTTGGCTGATACAGGGTAGAAGCCGCGCTCAAGATGTTTACAACGTTAGTTGCAACAGGAGCTGAAGATACAGTGTTGTACTGACCGTTAGCTTCGTAGATAGCAGGACCAGCAACAACGATGTTACCAGCGCCGCCAGTCAGAGTAACGTCAGCAACCACAACACCTGTCCACAGGACATTGTTGCCAGCAGCATCAATCATTGGCTGACGAGTAGCAACGTTCAGGCGGTAGATACCGTCAATAGTTACCATGTCGCCTGCTTTAACTACCATACCGGCTGTGAAGCCACTTACAGCAAGAGTCTGCTGCATGGTGTCTTTAGCGCCAACGTATGAAACGTCAGGGTTTGAAGCCAGAACGCCTGCGCGGTCTGCACCAGCACCTGAAGTGAAGCTGCTCAGAGAGTTGGAAGTAAGAGCCATCATTCCACCGAAGTTGGAAGAAATCTGGGCTTTTTCCCAAGCTGTACGAACAAGACCATCAGCAGCGTTCAGACCATTCTGAGCAGAAGCCAGAGCAGTAGTAGTGAACGGGTTCATCAGGTAGAACTTGTCGTCAGACATTGGTACACCAACGCTGTCCATCAGAGCGCCAGCACCAGCAACATCGCCCCAAGCATCAACGGCATTACCGTGTACGCCATACTTCAGGGATGAGTTGTTGCGCATGTACTCAGCAAGATCAGTCTCAAGATCAGTAACGATCCTGCGAGCCATAGGAGCGATGATCTCATCAAGCTGATCAAGTTCCAGTGCTTCCTGAACGTTGCTGAACTCAGTGGCTACAGTGAAGTAGTCCTGAACAGTACCAGTTGCTTTACCAGCAATGATGTCAGACTTAGTAGAAGCGCTGATGTCACCGCCAGAAGTACGGATGCTGTTGTAGTCATGTGGACGTTTAAAGTCTACGTTGGAGCCAGTGGAAGGATTGAACCGACCAGATAGCAGTTGAGTGTTGACAGTTTTGGTTACTACTCGATTTGACTCGAAAGCATCCAAGAACACCCGCGCCAACGGGCGGGTAATGTTACTATTAAGATTGTTAGCCATGTTGCTATTTCCTTATTCAAACGTGGCTCCTTTTGGTCCTTTGGCTTTAGGGGAAATCCCTGCGCCTTGTGGCGTGTCCACCGGATCTGGAGCCTGATTTACCTTGGGTTTAAGAGCAGCAGCCTTTGGCTTGATTTCGTTGGTTATCCTAATAGCCGCCTGTATCGGTGACATATTCCTTAGATTGTCCAACTCAGTTAGATTTTGTGACAGATACTTGGTGATCAGTGGTCCCTGCTCATCATCAATTATGAATCCGACCAGTTCTTCCTGAATACCAAAATTGCTAACAGTAGCACCAGCCACCTGCAATTCCTCTGCTTTAATACCCATCTTGGCTGCCCGCGATGCGTAATTCTCAATCTTACTGTTTAAAGCCTCTTGCTGCTTTTGCCGAGCCTGCTCTGCCAACTCATACTGCTGCTGTTGCAGGTATTGTTGCTGCGCATCGTAAGCTGCGGCCTTTTTCAAAGCCTCATCCCTTTCTAGCAACTGCCGTCTGTATTCTTCATCAGATATAGCAAACGGGTCAGGAGCCTCTGGGACATCTGGCCTCTCTTGTTTGGGAAGTTTGGCCTGCACTTCTTCTAGCTGCTTTTGTAAGGCTTCTGCCTGTCGCTCTACTTCTCGTAGTTTGAAGGTTTTCTTGCCTATAGCCTCATCGAAGATGCGCTGCTGTTCTTCATCAAACTTAACTTGTTTCTTTTGGCTTTCACCAGCATCCGGTGATGATTCGGAATCCTGTTCGCCTTCATAACTTGCTTCAGGATCTTCAGTCTCTATCGTTACATCGTCATCAATGGGATCAGCATCAATTTCTTCAACGTAGTCGTCTGGTTGCATCTCGCTCATAGTCTTGCCCTTTTAAGGTAAATTGCCGTGAATAAGGTCACGTTCCTGTACTAAGTGTAACACTGTGTTCAGTGACACAGCAATATATGTATTGTTTTGGTTATTTTATTTTTATAAAATAGATTTTTAACTGGGAGAACATTATGACCGATTTCACCGAGAAAGATTTAAGCGATGAAGGTAAAGAATGGTTTGACACCATTAATGAAGAAGTAGATGCCTTCACAGCTGATTCTTTGCGCCATTTCTTATTTGAAAATTCTACCATCAGGGGGCCAGAGGCCGATTTTTTGATTAAGGTGCAACAAAACCTGATTTCACCATAGCGTCTACAGTTTCTTGATCAAATGTGCCGTACAACCCACCCAAAATTGTTTTAGGATTGACCTCTTTTGTGTATGTTGGTGTGATTGTGCGGCCCATAGCCCTTTGGCTATCTAAAAAGTTTACACCTTCCTTATAAAGCGGGTTCATTGAAAATATATTAAAACCTTCACCAAAAGCACCAAGCGGGCGGCCATAAATGTCTACACCATATGCTGGATGTCTTTTGGTAACAGCCGGATTGCGAGACATGTCTATTTCATAGGCAGCTCTTAAATCCCCAGCTAATGGCGTGAACTGAGATGGATCGGTTACTATAGCCCTTGCTTCTGATAATGACATAGCACCATCGCTTGCAAACTCATCAATCGCAGTAGAAATATTTTTTCTTTGCCCGCCAATCGTCCCTATAAATGGCAATGCCTCTGGGCTATCTATGCCGGGCCAATTTGGAACCCCACCAATATACTCACCCTTTTTATTTTTCTTCCCCCGCTTTATTCGAGCATCAAGAAGGTCTTTGTTCTTTTTACTTAGAACTGCGGATGTGTATGGTATTTGTAGTGTTGGAACCATTGTTGCGTAATCTATAGACTTGCCCATCATGCCGCCCGGCACAAATATAGGCTCTCCTACCGCGCCGGGCAAATCTTTAGCTTTCTTTGCCTTATTCAGCATTGTGGTAGTAGCACCAACAGTTTCATTGGCAAATATTGCGCCAGCGTCCATATTCTCTGGTTGAAACCCATAATAAACACCACCATACTGCACCGCATCGTTAACCGGGATGCCGTTGACCGCTTGTATTCTCCCAAGACTTGAATCACTAGTATCTACTATGGTTGAAACATATGGTCTGTTTAGAATATCTTCGGCTCTCACCATTGGTATTGGTTGCAATGTTCCGGGTAGCTCATCAACAACCATGCTATTTACTCGATCTACATCCCCGACCCTTTCCAATAAGGACATATCACGATTTACTGGACCAGTAGGTTGCAACATACGATCAATCATTGGTACGTTTAAATTTTTTGCCATAGCATCTATTTGCTGGCTTCCAGTGATTGTTCGCAATGCTGACTGACCCTGTGCAGGGGTGTCCATTTCATTGAGTGCGCTTCTGTAAGGCGATTTTGGATTTTTGTATGAATCCAGCACCATTACAGGTATTT